CCGAGTCCGCCGACATAGAGGCCGAGCAGGTTCCCGGAGCTCCAGTTCTGGTCATCCCCCAGTCCAATGGAAAAATCGCGCCCAAGTACGACATGATCCAGTTGAACTTTGAGAGCCTGGAGCAACTCCTGGGTGGCAAACTCCATAAGTCCGGCGAGAAGATTGTCGGCTGGACAGCCCCGAGAGCCGCGATGGTCATGGAAGGACCATGGGAACTGGAACTCGTATCCGGACAGTCAGTCCTCATTCCCAACGCTACCCTGCTTTCGGACCTTGCCGGCAAACTTACGCTGACCGAGACCGCCAAGATCGAGGTCGAGCTGAAAGTCGCCATGCCGTCCGCCGCCAAGGTTCCCCCCTATGGTGTATTCGCAAGCGATTCTCTTCCCACCGAATGGTCTGAGGAAAACGGATGGCTGCTTCCCGAGGATACCGAAACCGCAGGATAAAGTATGGACGAGGCCACAATAAGGCATATCCAGATGGAAGGCGCGGACGCGCTGCTTGATGCCGGGGTTACAATCCCCCTGATGCGTCTGCGCCTTCCTTTCAGGAAAAAGCCCATAGAAATAAGGCTGACCATGAAGCGGCCGTGTCTGTCCGGGCAAATCCTCATAGCCCGGACTTATTTGTCTATGGAGGTCACAAGCGAGCAGATGTGGTCGTTCACCAAAGAACAGGAGATGGCTTTTCTCGCCAATCACGGCAGGAAGTTGGCCCGAATGATAGCCTTGACTGTCTGTAGAAGTCCTCTCTCCCGTAAATATTTACTTGGACTGACGGCATGGCTCGTGCGGAACTTCATGAGGAACGAATATCTGCTTGGAGCGATGAAGCGTTTCGTATCGCTCATGGGCACGGACCCTTTTATACCTATTATCAGATCAGCGGAAAGGACGAATCCGATGAAGCTGAGGATGAGCCAAAAAAAGAAGGGGAGTTAAGAACCGAACATGAAGGTTCCCATAGCCTCTTCGGGTTTGTGTGGCAGATTGCCGATAAGACTGGATGGAGTGTCAGATACATTCTTGACGGAGTGAATTACCAGACACTGATAATGATGCTTAGTGATGCTCCGCGCTATGTCAGGCGCAAAGTGAAAGGAGCAAGCGGCATCTCATCCGCCGCCAGTGCAGAGGATGAGGCAAATGAAGTAGCCGGATTCTTCCGGAGCAATTTAAAGTCATAGCAATGCAACCGGTACGGATTGAGATAATTTTGGATGACAAGATGACGCAGGGTGCAAACCGTGCGCGCCAGGGCATGACTGCTCTCGGTAACGATGCGAAAGCCGCCAAGCGAGAAGTTGAGGAGCTTGACAGAACCACGCAGTCCATGGACAAGACTTTTAGAAGACTTGCAGGGGCTTTTGCCATAAAGGAACTGGTGTCCAAGATCGCCACTGTAAGGGGTGAGGTGCAGCAGCTCGAAGTCGCCTTCCGGACGATGCTCGGCAGCGTGTCTAAAGCGGATGAACTGCTGCAGCAGCTGGTCCGTACCGCAGCCATCACCCCTTTTGGCCTTGAGGATGTGGCCAACGGAGCCAAGCAGCTGTTAGCTTACGGCCTCGAGGCG